GAAGCCGATCTCTGCACGCTCTATCCCATTGCTGATGTGCATGTTGGTATGCGCGCTTGGGCAAAAGAAGTCGGTGAGAATTACGACACCGACAAGGCGACCGAGCGGCTGGTGTCGTGGGTGGGTCAGTGCGTAGCGGCCTCACCAGCCGCGCACACGGCCATCGTGCTTGATGTAGGCGACCTGACGCACGCAGACGACAACAGCAATCAAACTCCGCGCTCAAAGCACGTTTTGGACGTAGACACCCGCCACTTCCGCACGCTCGATGTAACTATTCAAGCGCTGGTCGTTTGCATTGAATTAGCGCTTGCTAAGCATCAGCGCGTGATCGTGCGCATCCTTCCCGGCAATCACAACCTGAACAGCTACATGGCCGTGATGTTCGCGCTGGCCGAGCGTTTCCGCGACAACGACCGCGTGAGCGTGCAGAAGGTTCCGGGCGAGTTCTTCGTCTATGAGTTCGGCAAGGTGCTTATTGCCGCGCATCACGGCGACAAGGCCAAGGCTGATCGCATGGTGCATTTCTTGGCCGACCAGTATGCCGAGATGTGGGGACGCACGAAGCACCGCTTTCTTTTCACTGGCCACCTTCACCACCACAAGAGCCAAGACATCGGCGGCGTGCAGTGGGAGCAACTACGGGCAGTTACACCTCGCGACGCCTACGCCGTAGCTAACGGCTACAATGCGCGCGCTCAGTTGCAGGCTATTACATTTGATCGTAATCGTGGGGAAATTTCCCGCGTAAAGGTAAACGCATGACCAGATCAGAAATACTTGAGACCGCTCACTTCTACATCACGCAGGACCGCGCGGCGACGCATGGGGGAGCCGAGGACTCGTTTGCCGACATCGCTGCAATGTGGAGCATCTACCTAGAGCATCCCGTTGGCCCAGAGGATGTTTGCATGATGATGGTGCTGCTGAAGGCAGTGCGCTTCAAGAACAACTCGCAGCATATGGACAACCCAATCGACGCTGTTGGCTACGCAGCCCTTGCAGGCGAGATTGCTTCGCGTCATAAGGACTAGTCGCTGTCGCTTGACCCATCAGCACGATGGCGGCTACTGCCTCCGGCGTCCCACCCGCCGGGGGCATTTTTTAAATATTTAACGATGAGGCGTAAGGCGAATTTTTTTTCGCCGTCCCAGCCCCGGAACGCCTGCCAGAGTTCGTTAGCGATCTGGTGGCGGTCAATCACTCTTTGCCTCCTGTAATCTCTGACCACATCAACTCATATTCTTCGATTACAATAAAAAGCGGCACGCTATGTGGTGGTTTGTATGTTTCGATTATCTGCTTCACCCGCTGTATTTCGCGCGCGAATACCTCGTCTACCTTAGCCTCTAGTTCCTCGCACCTCGTCTTATAATCAATCGCGGTGTCGGCCAGCTTGCGCGTTAGATCGGCCATTTTTTCTTCATCCCATTTCGCCATCTGTGCCTCCTAGCATATGCGCCACCTTCGGCAGCAATTCAAAGTCCGGCCCGTGTATTGCCACCCACGACCGCTTTGCAGCGTGGTATCCGTCTGGCCCCTGATGACACGCCCAGCACAGCGGGATGACACGCCAGTCACTGCGGGGCTGCTTATCCCCGGTAACGTGGTGAGCCTGTGAGGGGGGCGGAGAGCCGCAAGCGATGCACGGAAGCATCTTGACAGCCGCCATATGCTCCCACGCCCCTGCAGCCCGCTCTGTGGCCTTGTGAGCGCGCTTCTTGGGGCTGACCTTGCGGAGCGGTGTTCGCCTCATCCAATCCTCTTGAAATTATGCCAATACAAGCACGCCATCGGCTCTATATCTTTCGCATCGTTTCGATCTGTTCTGCCGCCCATATCTCGCACAATTTCATCTTCCGTCTCTGGGCAGAGATGCCAAAATATGCCGTCTTTTAGATTGGCAATGATAATTGCTTTTATTTTTGTAAGGCGCGCCAACTGCTGCAGCCGAAACACCTTATCAACAGCAATGTGCATATGTGCGTATGTTCCGAATGCAATGTTGCGGCTTTTTATTTCTGCCCAGCATCTCGGCCTGTCGTTATGGTCAATTATCAGCATGTCCGCCGCTGAAAACTTTGGAAGCATCAAACATTTTGCATGCCACTTGTAAGCAATTTGGCAAGATACCTCCACCTCGCGGTCTCGGTCATGCTGTCTCTCATAGACTGGCCTTGTCATCGTTCATCCGGGTGTGGCTCAGACCACACCACCCCGTGCCTATCTCCGTATTCCTGCGCGACTGTAATCAGATCGGCAAACTCGCGCACCGATAATTTGCTGCTTTGAAAGCCTACTGGGAATGGCTCTCCGTTTAATCCGCTCTCAAAGCGCGTGGCGTGGCCGCAGGCGTGCATCATTAGCGCCTTCCACACCTCGGGCGTGTGCATCCTGCCTTCGGGCTTGGCGCGCGATATATCGGACAGCATAGCCCAAAAGCGGGCGTTCTGATCGAGGTTGCGCGTGGCTTCCTTGATCGTCACGACCGCATCTGGTGGTGCGCGGCGTATGAGATCACACGCCAGCGCCCGTTGTGCGTCACCCCGCAGGATAACAGTCTGCGCCATCAGCCAAGACCCAGCGCGTCAAGATAGATTTGCAGGATCGCCTCTTTCTCGGCGCGCTCGTTGGGGTCCATTTTGCGCAGCTTGATAATTTCGCGCAGAATGGCGATGTCGTATCCGCAGCCTTTGGCCTCAGCCAGCACATCTTTTTGCTGGTCTGCAATGTCCTGCTTTTCTGCCTCAAGGCGCTCATAGCGCTCAATATAGCTTCTAAGCTGTTCTGCGGCGATTTTGTATTGGTCAGTCATGTGCTGTTTCCTTATTCAGCGATTGCGTTTTTATGGGCTTGCAGGTCAACGTAGCAACGTTGATCCGGGTCAAAGTCGAAGCCGAGTTCGTTAGCCCGGTCAGCGACCAGCTTTGCAACTTCACGGCCAGCGGACTTAGCGCGCATCATTACGGCGTTAAGATGGTCAGGCGAGGACATCTTGGGCAGGTGTTCCTTAAACCACGCCATCTCTTCGTCAACAGGCGGCTTCTCGGCCTTCTTGGGCGCTGCTGCTGCTGCTGCGTTGCCATCGTCATCTTCCGGGGCGATGCCAGCCATAGCCATCAGGCCGTAGCGACGGGCGTATGTCACTGCCGATCCGTAGCCCTGCATGTCATTTTTCGACACGATCAGCGGCACGCGGCAGGACAAGCTGTCGCCGCTTTCGTGGATCAGGCGGGTCTCGACGTATCGACCATAATCATCTTCACCCGTCGGTTGGATCACGGCAATGCCGACTGCATTGAGCGCAGGCAGGCATGCGTCCATTACGCTGCCAAGATCGGCGTATTTGCTGCGGAAGTGCGGGTTGGAGGACTGCTTGAGCGCCTTGCCCATATTAACTTGGGCTGCGGCCAGCGCGGATGCGATTGTCTTGTGGGTCATTGGTTCCACTCCGTTGCGGGTATATTGCGAATGATTTTGAGGTAGGTCTTGGCGGCTGCGGTAAGGTAAACCCAATCCAGCGTGCCGCGCTTAAACTGGCGGCGCTCGCGCAAGCACTGCGTGAAAAGCTGGCGCGCATTCATTGCATCACCGCCTGCAAGATTGCGGCAACCCAAGGGAAGCCGAAGATCATGGCCGCGATGCAAAGACCGCCGAGAATGTCGTCAAGCGTAAAGCGTGTCATTATTTCGTCCCCTCGTATTCTGCGACCCATTTCTCAAACTGCACGACAACCTTTGCGCCGAACATCTGCGCGATCTGGTCAGCGGTGAATGTTGCGTTGCCAACCTTGACTTCGATCAGTGTGGCTACGCAAAGGTGTCCATCAGTGCCGCCAATGTCTGCGCTGTAATCTTCTTCAAACTCGATGCGCAGCGTGGCCATGCCAGCAATCATGCTGTTGCGGTCGCTGAAAAAATCTTCGCTGTCGTGTTCTACATATTCGTTAAACATGTTCGATCCTGTTGCTGTGGGCGCTGCCCGTTTCGATGCTGTTAGAATAATCATTGTGGCCACAGTGTCAAGCCACTTGACGAAATAATCGTGGCCACATATCCTATGGGCATGAACAAAGATATTTTTATGAAGGTCCGAGTGACCAAACAGGAGCAGGCCGAGTGGCGCGACATCTGCCGCGCGCTTGGTCAGGATTTTTCTGCTGTCGTGCGAGATACCATGAAACGCCGCGCGGCCAGCATCAAACGCAAACAGGAGGTGGAGCAATGAAACCCGGAGACATGGCCCAGATCGAGCAAGAGATCAGCGAAGCTGAAGATGCAGCATGGCGGAAAGTGATTATGGCTGGATTGTTTATTCTGGCCGGAAACTTGGCATCAATGGCTGTGGGTGTGTTCTTTGGCTTCTTGGTCTGGGGCATCTGATGAGCGATTTTAATTTGAGCGTCACCGTTCGCAACGCGCACATTCTTCGGCGGATACGCGATATATATGGAAGCTCTTCCGAGATGTGTCGAAAAACTGGCATGAGTCCGGGAAAAGTAAGTGCGTTGATGACTATGCGTGACAAGCCATTTCGGGACAACGGAGAACTGACGATAGGCGCGGAAAATTTGTGCAGTGCGTTGAGCGCAACACCTGCTGAGTTGTGGCCCAAGCAAATGGCACAAATACAGGCAAAAAAAGCGCGCTATGAAATTGAGATGAGCCAAGCTGAAGCTATGGCTATTGCCTCATCGTCTGAAGAAAACGTAATGCAGCGGCAACTAATTGAGCGTTGGGCTGATGGTCTATCGCCACGGTATCTTTTGGCGTTGGAAATGCATCAGCAAGATGCAACCCTTGACGAAATTGGTGCAGAAATTGGTGTAAGCCGAGAAAGGGTGAGGCAAATTTTGTTTCGCGCGCATGGCCACATGCGAAAAAAAGCAATCAAAGATGGCGTGAAATCGTTTTCGCAAGTTTATGAAGGCGTCACATGAACCCGCAGCGCAACGTGTCCTCCCCATGTTTGCGCGCGGAGGCGGCAGGGCTTCCTCCTCCCTCGGCCCTGCCGCCGCCATCAATCAAACCGCATGAGGCGATAAATGTCGAAACTGACTGAACTTGAAAAAGATATTCTTATTTGTCTTGGCATGATCGGCATCACTGACATTGACGATTTGTCTGACGTTTTGGGCGTCAG